GCACGCCCAGAAAGATGTCGTCGGCATCATCATCGCGCTAATGCCGCCGACCATCCTGTTCCTCGCCTTCGAACTGGTTTCCCGGGCGCCGATGCAGAGTCAGTACAAGTGGTTCCACCCCAAGCGTTGGGGTCGACCGATTGCTACGACCTTCATCTCCGGGATCATGGCGGCACTGTCCTACTTCCACCAGCGTGACGCGATCTTCGACCACACCGGCGGGGATCAGCTGGCTGCATTCCTGCTGCCAGCCTCAATCGACGCTCTCATGATCGTCGGCTCGATCACGCTGCTGGAGCTGAAGGACGCCATCCTCGCCAAGGAGGCCCAGATCGCTGGGACCGTGCTGAAGCTGCCGAAGTCCGAGCCTAAGGCTCCGGACACCAAGGCCAGCGGCAAGGCACGCGTGGCTCAGATGTACGCCATGTTCCCTGGCATCAGTGCCAAGGAGCTGGCTGCCAAGGCTAACGTGAGCGTGAACTACGTTTACACGGTCCTCGGTGAGCTGCGACCGAAGCCGGTTGCGGAGCCCGAGCTGGCAATTGCCTGAGCACAAAGAAGGCCCCAGGACTACGGTCCTGGGGCCTTCTTTCGTTCTAGGTCAGTACCACGCACACCACGGTGTGCATACCGACCCCGGTGACGGCGACTCTGGCCAGACCTACCTGTCCGAGCCCCGTCACCAGGGTGCCGTTGCGCTCAACGCGACAGGTCAACCAGGCGGCACCAGCCTTCAGCATGGCCGGCGTCACGACGACGCTAGCCTCCACGCTCAGGTGATGCGGTACCGACTTCTCGATGATGCCCCCGGTCTTGTAGGGGGAGGTGTGGTAGATGACCCCAGACTTCCCGTCATCGAAGACCATGAACTTCTCTGGCTTCCCGTACGAACCGACCCGGTCAATGGCCATCTGGTCCTTGAACTTCATCGAGCCACAGTCTGCGTCCTCAACCTCAACGAAGATGGCGTAGTTGTAGACCTCGGGCGCGGTCGCCTGGTAGGCGACCGGGTTCATCTGCACCTCGCCGAGGACACACTGTGCCGCCGGCTGGTTGTTCCCGGCCGAGTCTCCGCCTGACGATCCGGCGGAGACGTCGTACTTGTCGCAGGCGGTGGGCCCGGACATGACGGCCAGGGCTGCCACCAGCACAGCCGTTACGAGTCTAACCATTGCTCTCCTTCACTGCGTGCCGATACTCCGACTCCAGCTCGTACAGTCCCAGCCAGTTGAGCCGGTCCAGGAGGTAGAACCCCCAGAAGCCATACCGCATGTAGCGCCACTGGGTGACCTCGGGTAGGGGTCGTAGCCTGATCACCCGGCCGTAGCGCGGGATCAGGTCGAGCTTGAGGATGAGCCGGCACACGTGAAAGTGCACCGGACTCATCCTCTTGCCTCGTGTCACCTACCGACCCACACCGGCATCTTGCGGCTGTTGAGGCCCTTGTTGTAGGCGTCGGTGATCAGGTCGGCCACCGAGTGTGGCATCCGCATGCCGCGGTTGGCGGCATTGGCCCGAGCCTTGGCGTGCAGGCCCTGCGCCCCGCCGGAGTACTCCTTGAGCTTGGTCCAGACGCGGGCGTAGTCCACGTTGGCCATGTTCTTGGCCAGGAAGAGGGCCATGCCCTCGACCATGACGGCCTGTGTTGCCTGGCTGTCCCGGCCCCACGCGTTGATGAGGGCGCGAAGGCTCAGGTCGAGCAGGTTCGGGTCGTACTCACCCTTCAGGGAGAGCATGTAGACCCGACGCAGGGCGCCGACGCACTGGAGCTGGTTGTCGAGGTTGGCCGGGCCGATGCCCAGACCGAACTGCTTGACGATGTTGTCGATCCCCACCGCCACCGGGTCCTCAGCCACCAGGTTGATCCGGAACTTGTCCAGCAGGTTGGGCTGATTACCGGAGTTGAGCAGCAGGAACAGCACTGCCTCTTCCCGGCGGGTGAGGCCTTTGAAGACGCGGGTCAGGAGCGTGCCCTGACCTTCCGTGTTCTCCACAGTGGCGCGGTGGCGGTGGGCCCCGTCCAGGATGACGGTCTCCGCTGCGTTGCGCTCAGAGGCGGTGATGATGCCCAGCGCGTCCGGGTTGTAGTCGCGCAGGATCCGCTCGATCTTGCGCACGTCGAGGTGGTCTCGCTGCATCTTCGGGTCGATCTCCAGCTTGGAGACGGGGACCATGCGAACCTCACTGCGGCCCAGGTCGAAGACCGGGAGGGCGAAGTCTTCGTCGCCGGCCTGCGGCTCGACGAACGCGGGGGTCTTGGTACTAGCCATTGGTCTCTCTTTCTTTCAGGATGGAGCGGAAGCCAGAGAGCAGGGTGCTCAGTTGGCCGCGTGCCTTCACGAGCCGGTCGACGGCCTCGCGAAGTTCCTCTGTAGGCACCACGAGGGGGTGTCCTAGCTTGGACAGACTGTTCACTTGCGCCTCGAACGCTTCGGTCCCTCGTTCCAGGATGATGCGCTGCTCGGCTTTGACGGTGACGTTGCCGGTCAGGTTGTGCGGGGTTCGGTACAGGCGGGTGGCGTGGATGGCGCCGAACTCTCCGGCTTCCACGCGGACCGCCAATGCCTGGGCAACCTCGTCGCCAGCGTCGGCCCGCTTGTACAGGAACATAGCTGCTTGAATCTTGTTTTCCGGAACGTGCAGGTTGACTGCCAGCCGCTTACGCATGCTGTTTCTCGGGTCTCCACCGGCAACATGGATCTTGGTGCCATCTGGCCCCTCGATCCAGCCCCCACTGGCCTTTTGTCGGCCCCAGATGCGGGCGTAGTCCAACAGGACGCTGATGATGTTCCAGGTCCGGATGGCGGTGATGCGCTCGTGTCGGTTCGCGTGCTGCGGACCGAGCTGCTCCATTGCCTCCAGGAACGTGCTGACAACGACGGCAGGGACGACCTCGTGTCCCTGCGCCCGGTGCCACAGCAGACGTCGGAGCCCATCGATCAGGACCATGTCGTCCCGGACGATGATGACTTCGGTGTACGCCTTCCTGGGCAGCCCCGCAGGCAGTGGCTCCGCTGCGGCGGCATCGCTGCGTGCAACGATGACGTCGTCGATGCGGACGTGCCTCATAGAGTTCCTCCTCTCTTTACCCCCAGGGGGGGGTATGGAGAAACTGTAGCACAATCCGAGAACTCGTCAAATCCTGGTTACGACACCGACTGGAGCCACTGGGTCGCCGGCCGGGACAGGCCCTGATAGATCCACGTCCCTGACTCGTCCCTGATCTTCGTGTACTGCGGCATCGCCGACTCCATGCGGAACATGAACCGACGCGACCCGAGGCTCCGCTCACCCACCTGCCGGCACCATTCCGCGTACCCGAGGTAGATGTCGTTGGCCTTGATCCGGCCACTCTCCACATAGGACCCATCGGCCAGCTTGTCGGCTACGAACCGGGCCACCGAGTCGGAACTGACCCGGTGATCCGCAGTCAGCTGAGTCAGCTGCGTCGGCTCCCCCAGCCCGTGGGCCAGGAACTGTCGCAGACCCTCCAGGAGCCAGTTGAAGATCCCGGCCGCCTCTGGGGCCAGGACAGTACGGGCGTAGTCAAAGACCTGATCCTGGCCCAGGAACACCGTGGTCAGCGGGATCAACTTCACCCGGGACCAGATGGCGTTGTCGTCAGAGTTGAACCGGGGTGCGTTGTTGGTCGCCAGCCACAGGGTGCACTCCGGTACCCACTCCTGAGACTCCTGGTACAGAGCCCGGGACCTGACCTGGTCGCGCCCGGTCAGTCGCTTCAACAGCTCCTCGTCGAAGTTGGCACCTTCGGCTGTCTCCGAGCTGGTGACGAACCGGCGCCCGCGAAGCTCGTGCAGGTCGTTGGTCGGGGTCTTCTCGTTCTTGATGCTGCGGAACGTCCCCGACTGGGCGGTGGTGCCGTAGGTGCCGAACACGTGCTGCATGGTCTCGATCAGCGTTGACTTGCCGGTCCCCGACGGTCCATAGAGGACGAACAGGGCCCGCTGGTCCGCGTCCCCCAGCATGGAATAGCCGAGCGCCCGCTGGACATAGGAGCGCATCCCCTGTTCTGGGATGGCGGTCTCCATGAACTCTTCGAACCGCGGGCATTGTGCCTCGGGCTCAAACTCGGCCCCGGCCAACTGCACCTGGAGGTTGTCCTTGTCATGCTCCAGCAGTTCACCCGAGTGCAGGTCCATGGTCCCGTTCGGCAGGTTGAGCAGGTGTCGGTTGGGTCCCCAGTCCGCGGAGGAGAAGCTCAGCCCGAAGGCTCGGGAGAAGGTGATCGCCGCGTTGACCCGGGACCCGTTGCGACTGGCCTTGGCCCACTTCAGCATGGCCTTGTCGCCGCTGGCCTCAGCCTCTTTGATCAGACCCACGGTCATCTTGGTGAACTCGGCGATGATGCAGTCACTGCTGTCCAGAACCCAGCGGATCCCGTCCCACCGGTACCAGCGCTTCTCCTCATAGATCCAGCGGAACCGGCCCTCCACGTAGCGCTTGAACCGCATCGCGTTGCCCAGGTCATCGAAGGTGAACTCTTCAGGCTCTGGGGCCGTAGCCACGTTCCTGGGCATCATCACTTCGTCCACGTCGACTGTGACCGGGGCCAGACGATCCCCATATCCCAGCCGGACCAGGGACTGGGCGGCAGCGTGATGATCCCCGCCATGATTCAGCAGGGCGTAGGCACCGAACTTGGTGTACGGGATCTCGGCCTCGAACTCGGTCGAGGTGCTGAACACGTACAGCCGATCCCGGTCATTCGCCCGGCCCGTGGTGGCTGAGGTGCCGTCCCGCATCTCCTTGCCCGGTCGGGTCCAGTGCCGCTCGTTGCCGGGGCCTTTGTGGGATACCCGCCAGCCGGTGGGGGCCAGGATGTCGTGCCAGTCGACCCGGTTCTCGAAGTCGTCACCGGGCGAGACAGAACCAGTAGTGGTGGGAACTGGGCTGTGCCATTCCACAGGCACCACAGCAGTCGACACAGGGGGCGGGCTCTCGTCCAAGGCCAGCTGGAGGGCCTGGTGGAACAGGTTGCGCTCCTGCCACGTGATCACTGGGAGTTTCCCGTACTGACCCTGAAGCAGCTGCCAGGCTTCGCCGGAGGGATGACAGATACCGCTCGTTGGCGCGGTGATCACGTAGCCGCCGTGGCCACGTGTTTCGACTAGGCACAGACGGTTACCTTCCTCGTCCCGGGCCTTCTGGGCGATCTTGGTGTTCCCAGGTACCTCGTGGTCCGAGATACGGTACAGAAAGTGCAGACCTCCGGAGGGGGAGGTTTCGGTGAACCCTTCCGGGCCGGAGAGGAGTTCCCAGATGTGACGGGCCCCGGTCTCGTCCATGCGGTTCATGACCTCGGTCATGGACTTCCCATCGAGGGCACGACCCTCGATCTCGCACATCTCCAGGCCGCCGGACACACCGCCGCAGATCAGGGCAAGGCCCCAGGTCTTGCCGTTGCCCCACCAGTCATGGACCTCGTCCAGGGTCGGGGCGGTCGCGATGTACGGGCTCCAGCGGATCGCCGGGCGCTTGGTCTGGTTGGCCAGGATCGGGATAACCGAGACGCCGGATGCTTGCCAGATCCGAGCAACTTCTGCTACGTTCATCTCGGTTCCTTTCTAGGGGGGGCCCCCGAATAGCTGAGCCAAAAAGCCTGCGGGGGTCCCCTTAACCGTGTCCCAAGTCAGGTGGACCCAGACTGCCACCTGTCCCTCGACTACACCAGGGGCTTGACAAACCCATTGATACAGTCCCATACATCGATATTCAGTTGATCATCAATCCTGGGGGATTTCAGAACGGGATCTCCTCATTCTGAGGCTGATCCTGGTGGTTGACCTTGCCCAGGCCACGCAAGCGGGCCAGGACATCGGACGTCGGGGCTGACTGCTGGGCCAGGCGTGCCTGAGCCTCCAGCGGCGTCTCCTCGATCCGGGTCTGTGGTCCAGGACCGCCGCCCCAGGCTTTCTGTGTCAGCGGCGCCACTGTCTGTGGCTGGACCGGGTTGGCTTCGACCTCGCCCGGGGACGAGGGCACGAAGTCCGGGTTGCGCTCGCACCAGGCCCGGAAGCGACTCATCGCCTCCTTGTCCGCGCTCTGCGTGTGCAGCTCGTACGGAGAGTTGGACTGGGTGCCTTTGCTCAACCGAATCAAGATCGGATTGGGGAGCCCGACCCGCTTCTTCAGAACCATGATCAACCGGGACTGGCGCCACCACGAGTTGCGCCCGATCACGCCCTCGTACCCGTCCGAGTCGACCTGGTCCAGGTCGACCCCGTCCACCACGATCACATCCGAGTTGCGCCCCGGGACCGAGTGCCGGGTCGGAGAGTGCTCGATGTACCTGATCGCCCAGACAGCCAGGAGGTGGCCCAAGATCCCCTTGGGGTCCAGGTATTCACCGCCAGCTCCAGGGTCATCCACTTCAAATGCCATGTGCCTGCTCCTGTTCCTACTCCGGTACCGGTGCTGGTTGGAAGAACCGCGGCTCCTCGTCGTGGTAGTACGGCGCCTCAACGCCGGCGCTCTCCACCTCAGGTTCCGCGTCTTCTTCCTCGTCAACTTCATCGTCTTCTGCCGCCGCCGTGATACGGCCCGACAATTCCTTGATGTCCTCGTTGGCGTCATTCAGCTGATCGGTCCAGCGAGCGACCGCAGCCTGCGCCTTCTCCCGACGCTTCATCGCCTCGGAGAGTTCAGAGATCAGTTCCTCGTTCATCCTCCACCCCCTTCCCCATCTCTTGTTAGTTGCCAGGACAACCCGTGTCATCGGCTGCCCTTTCCGGGTCTCGGTGAGAGTCAAACCAGGGGCAGAAGGCACACCCTTTGCCAGGAGTGTGGTCAACCTGCTCCCACCTATGACTCTGCGTCAATACGTCCAGATCCACGACCTGTTGCGCAATTCGGTACAGGCGACTGAGTGCATTCTCAGCCACATCCCGCTCGTAAGGAGCGGACCACACGTACATTTCCCGGAGCCAGCCGGCCCGGGGAAGGAAGACGAGTGCCACCCTTTCCACGGGGATGCCGGCCTGTTCGAACATGTACCCATACAGGTGAGTCTGGATCATGTAGCCAGGTGAAGGACCGTGCAACTCGGACATCCGAATCACGTCCTTCGACGCTGACTTCCAGTCAATGACCGCCTTGTGTTCCACGTTGTACAGGTCCGCGTGACCCTCAATGAACTCGTTCAGGATCAGCGTCGTCTCCGTGTGCCAGTCCTCCGACCCCTGCTCCTTGCCCCAGGCCGTGACCGCCTTCTCCAGCCAGGAGTGCAGGGCAGTGCCCACAATCCCGGCCCACGGGTCGAACCTGGTGTTGACCGGCGGCACGTCGGCCAGTCGCATACCCAGGCGCCGGTCACACGGGTCCCCGATCTCCGAGGGTCCGATGGCCTGCTGCTTGGACCGCGGGTTCTCCCCGTCGTACCAGCGGATGATGTCCGTCAACTGCTGCTTGAGCAGAGACGAGAACGAGTCCCCGCCGTCCGGTTCCTCCACCATGAGACAGCTCGGGTGGATGACCGCTGGGGCCAGCACTGGGTTGAGGACACCGCCACAGGCGACGCAGTCAGTCACGACTGGTCCACCTCGGCCGGGTCATGGACCCGGCAACCTGGGGCGTACAGCTCGCCGGGAGGCAGGCGTCCGAGGCAGTCACAGACAGCAGTGACGATCAGCTCCACCTCCTCGAAGGAGGGACACGGGATCGGGGCGCAGGCCTTCTCGCTCATACGACTTCAGCGATCAGGGCCAGGTCTTCCCGGTCCACCCACAGGCCCAGGATCCCCAGGTCGTCAGCGCTGAACAGGCCATCGCGGTAGCGGGCCATCAGGATCTCGTGGGGCACGCCCAGTTGCCCGGCCACCTTGTGCAACGGGGTCAAGGTCGACACGTCACAGTCGTACTCGGCCAGGTAGTCCAGCTGGCGTCGGGCCAGAAGGAGGAAGCGTCCGATCCGCTGGCAGGTGCTGCGGTACACGGCGACCTGGCCGGACTCCCACGTCTTGTACGTGGCCTGAGACGTGCCCAGGAACTCGGCCATGGCGTTGTGGGACAGGCCGAGGCGTTCCCGCATCGCCTTCAGCTCACCGTTCTCCCAGGCGTACCGACCGTAGGCTTCGATCTCAGTGTCAGGCTCCACAGGCCCCCCTCTCACGAGAGATCACCATAGACCACAGGTCCGACAAAAAAGAACCCCCCTGCCACCAGCAGGGGGGTTCTTTTTCTGGATGGGATCCAGGGTGTCAAAGGGGGGACTCGAACCCCCACGTCCGTCAGGACACCAGCACCTCAAGCTGGCGCGTCTACCGTTCCGCCACTCTGACCCGTGAAGTTCGTGGGGGCCGGGCCCCAGAGAGGTGAAAGCCCGACCCCACACAGGTGATCAGTGGTCCTAGGGAGATCACCAAGATCCCCACGGAGCAGCACTTGCCTCCCGAACCCTGGACCGACCCCGGTTCGGGCGACATGAGACGGTGCTGTGGACCTGTCAAAGCTTAAAGCCAGCCCGTACGTCTGGCACTGGTGCCCAGCCGTGGAGTTGAACCACGTCTTGTGCTTTTTGAGAGCCACTGTGCATACCTACACCAACCGGGCTTGACAGTGGGGGAGCAGACCCCCCACTGCGACGGAACACACGGGACGGTCTAGATACCGTGCTTCTCGCTACCAGAACGATACCCCTCCCCGGGGGGTAGGCGCAAGCTGTGTCCAGAAGTTCCGGTTGCTCCGGGTAGACGTAGCATGATCACGTGGGGCTATCCCTCAAAGAACGTGTCGCACTCCTGCCCAGTGACCAGAAGGTCGCCTGGGTCTCCTCCCTGCCCGACACCGTCCTCGAAGAGATACAACGCGGCGAGTGGTGGTGGACTTCCCGGCCAGAGCAGGTACCGCCGACCAACCTGCCGTGGCTGATCTGCCTGGCCCTGGCCGGGCGTGGATTCGGGAAGAGTCGTGCCGGTTCGGAGTGGATCGTGGACAGGGTGTTACGGCACCCGTTTGACCGACACGGGGTCCCCACCGAGTGGCTGGTGGTGGCGGACACCCTGGCCGACGCCAGGACCATCAACGCCGAAGGTCCCAGCGGCCTGCTCAACGTGCTGCGTCGTCGCAAGATCGACCACCGGTACAAGCAGAGCCCGCGGCCCATGGTCCTGTTCCCGGACGGGGCCAAGATCTACCTGGAGGGGGCCGACGATCCGGACACCGGGCGTGGATACAACGCCGCCGGCATCCTGTGCGATGAGATGGCCAAGTGGATCAAGCCTTACGAGACTTGGTACGAAGGTCTGCTGCCTTCCTTGCGAGCTGACCTTGTGGGAGATCATCCTCGGGCATTCGTCACCACTACACCCAAGCCCATTGCTCTGCTGGAAGAGTGGGTTACGCGTACTGACGGCACCATTCACATCATTGTGGGATCCACGTTCGACAACGCGTCCAACCTGAGCACCCAGGCCCTGGCCGAGATGAAGCTCCGGTACGACGGCACCACCCTGGGCGACCAGGAGCTGTACGGGAAGCTGCTGGACCTCGGTATCGGTGGCCTGTTCCGGCGCACGGACATCGCTAAGAACCGGGTGACCTCCGACCAGGTACCGGAGGCCATCGTCTCCACGGTGGTGGGCTGCGACCCGAACCTCACCGGAAACGATGCGAAGTTCGGCATCGTCGTGGCCTGTCGAGATACTGAAGACGAGCTATACATACTGGCTGATTGTTCGGTGCCGGAATCTGGCAGGCAGGCTGCGCTGGCCGTGTGGCGGGCCTGTGCCGAATACCGGGCCGACCTGGTTCTGTACGAAGAGAACCTCGGTAAAAGGTTCCTGCGGGAAGTCCTCGAAGACGCGTACAAGGAATGCCGGGACAAGGGGATGTTCCCGAAGCACACCTCCGCCCCCCTGGAATCCGTGCACGCGAAGCACGGCAAAAAGACGCGGGCCGAGCCGGTGGCAATGCGTAATCAGCAGGGGCGCCTGCACATGGTCGGGTATCACGACGAGCTGGAGAAGGAGATGGTCCGGTTCGATCCGGCCTCCACCCAGGAGTCACCGGACCGCATGGACGCCATGGTCCACGCCTGCCTGAAGCTGATGTCCGGGGAGAAGAAGCGGATGCGGGTCGGGAATGCCTACGACTACGACTTCCAGTTGAGTCAGGACCTCTACGGGCTGGATTCACTCGGGTTCTAGCCCTTGTGATCGACGGGCCTTTAGAGTAAAGGCGTGATCGTTGTTTCCCTGGTCGTTGCTGCCTTGGCAGTAGCCCGGATTACCCGGCTACTCGTCGAGGACTTCCTGACCGTGGGATACCGGCGCTGGGTGGTCACACGCTGGGGTCCTGAATCGAAGATGTCATACCTGGTGCACTGTCCCTGGTGCACCAGTATCTGGATAGCCCTCCCGGTCATGCCGGTGGCTGTCCTGTTCCCTAACGTCTGGGTCATAGCAGTTCTTGCTATACCCGCCGCGTCCCATGTGGCCGGACTCCTCAACCCCACCAGCAAGGAGTAACCCTGTGGCCCTGGGTCGGCGTAAAGCCATCGCGGCACCAGCCCCTGACGTCGTGCACGACTCGGGGGCAAGCCTTGTGGCTTCCGCGTCCCGGATACGCAACCTGGAGGGGCGGGCGTGGCAGATCTACAAGTTCGGCGACCAGTCGTGGCAGACGGAGATCTGGCGCCTGTACGACGTCATCGGGGAGCTGCGGTTCCTGGCTGACTGGATCGGGTCGGCCTGCTCCCGGGTGCGTATCTATGTGGCCGAGGTTGACAAGAATGGACGGGTCCAGAAGGAGTGCACCAAGCCGAAGGTGGCTGGTCTGGCGGACACCTTGTTCGGGGGGCCGACCCAGAAGCAGGAAGCCATCCGGCTACTGGGGATCAACCTGACCCTGGTGGGGGACGCGTACATCATCGGGCGCGGAACCAGTGACCCTGAGTCGGACGAGTGGTTCGTCCTGTCCTGCTCGGAGCTGAAGAAGTACACCCGCACCGGGGTCATTGAGATGACCAACTACTTCGGCGAGCCGGAGAAGCTGAACCCCGAGACGGACATGATCATCCGGGTCTGGACCCCGCACCCCCGGCGCACCATGTGGGCCCAGTCCCCGACCCGGGCCGCCATGCCGATGCTGTGGGAGATCGAACGGCTGACCCGGTACGTGTTCAGCCAGATCGACTCCCGGCTCGTCTCCGCGGGCCTACTGCCCATCCCGAAGGAGGTCAGCTTCCCGGACGAGGACGCTGACATCCCCGGCGCCGAAGGCCTGACCCAGGCGATCATGAAGGCCGGGTCCCGGTCCCTGAAAGGTGAAGGCACCGCCGCCGGAGTCATCCCCATGATCGTGGAGATGCCCCTGGAAGCCCTGGGGAAGATCGACCTGATCCAGTTCGGCTCCGAGCTGAGCCACCAGGCCCTGGAGCTACGCCAGGAAGCACTCCGTAGATTCGCCACCTCCATGGACGTGGACCCCTCGATCCTCAGTGGAGCAGGGGAGGCTAATCACTGGGGGGCCTGGCAAATCATGGAGGGGCAGATCAAGGTTCATATCGAACCATTGATGACCCGGATCTGTGACGCCATCACCAAGGCCTACCTCATCCCGGCCCTCAAGGTCATCAAAGAGGACCCGGACCGCTACGTCTTCTGGTACGACACCGCGCCCCTGGTCGTGCGTCCCGAGCGGGGCAAGGAAGCCCGGGAGATGTACAAGGAAGGGATCGTCAGCCGGGAAACGGTCATCACCCTCAACGACCTGAAGCTCAGTGACGTACCCGAGGAAGAGGAAGACAACAAGCTCTTCATCCGGGAACTGATGCTGCGTGACGCCAACCTGTTCCAGGTCCCCGCCGTTCGAAAACTGGCCGGGATCTCCGACGAGCTGCTGCCCCCGGACACGGTCTTTCCTCAACAGGGTGGGGCCGGGCCGCCTCCTCCACCGGCCCCACCCACCGGGATCTCCACTGTGCCAGGCCAGGCCCTACCGGTCGAGTCGCAGGCCCAGAATGCACCCGGTGGCCCGCCGCCGGCCGCTGCCCCAGCGGGCCTGGCCGCGTCCGCCTCAGTCGCGCCTATCAACCTGTTCGTCATCGCCAACGCGACGGTCCTGCGGGCCATGGAGCTGGCTGGGAAGAGGTTGGCGGGCAACTCCCACCGGCACCAGTTCGCCTGCCCTGCCTACGAGTTCCACACCAAGATCAAAGTGAACGGTGACGACCACGCGGTCCGGCTCCTCAACGGGGCCTGGGACCACCTCACCGTCCTGGCCGAGCAGGTCGACCCGACCCTAGACGTCACTGGACTCAAGGCGGCACTCGACCAGTACTGCTCCACCCTGTTGACCCGCGGCATCCCACACCGGGTCGAGCTACTGGGCGAATACCTGAACAAGTCAGGGTTCCTCAATGCCACGCCGTGAGGATGAGGAGAACCTGCGCGGGGTCGTGGGTGGTGCCCTGAGGCGGTGGCTGGACAAGGCACGGGCCGCCGTCATGGCCCCGTGGCGCCAGCACCGGATCCCGCCGGACCCGACTGCCATCTATTCCACGCAGGGGGCTTGGCAGGATGAACTGGACACCATCCTCACCGCGATTGGTGAGATATCTCTGCACGCCTGGTCAGAGGCGACCGACGTTCCCCCGGTCTCGCGACATGCCTTCGTCCTCGCAACTCTTGGTCAAACAGAGAATCTGTTGGTACGGATCCCCGACGAGACTTACAACCTGGTCTTCGCTGAGCTTTCTGAGGGTGTCAACGCGGGCGAGTCTCTGGAACAGCTGGCGGCTCGTGTTGATCAAGTCCTTAGTTATACGGACAGCGAACGGTGGCCGAACCGCGCCAAGGTAATTGCTCAGACAGAGACCACACGTGCCTATGGTGCAGGGACCTTGGCAGCGGGGATGGAACAGTCCCGGGTGACCGGACGGCTACTTCGCAAGCGCTGGGATACCCGGGATGATTTGCGTGTACGGACTCCGCACCGGGAAGTCGACGGTGAAACGCGAGACTTGAGCATGCCGTTCTACATGGACGACTTCCCAATGATGTTCCCAGGTGATCCAATTGCACCAGCGGACTTGGTCTGCGGTTGTCGCTGCAACCTGGTGATCGTGAACGAGGAGGGGTAATGGTCGACCCGAACCCTGCTCGTGGAATGCCCGCCGCTTTGCAGCGTTACTGGCTGGCCGGAAAAGGTGCGGCAAAAATCCGCTGGCATATGCCCCATGATTTTGACCGTTGCGTGAGGAACCTCCGGAAGTACTTCCCGAAGAATCCGGAAGGGCTCTGCAACATCCTGCACCAGAAGGCGGTCGGCGCACCTCCTGGCAAAGGTCACGGGCACAGCTTGACCGCATCCATGGTCACCAGCGACGACCCGAAGTACCTGATCGCGGCCCAGGCCCTGATCGACAAGCAGCCAGAGCTGGGTCGGTACACCTGGGCCAGCCCCATGGCGCCCATCGGCCTGCCCACCGGGGAGCCCCGCAGGATCCGGGTGTTCGAGCCCAACTCCCTGACCACCCGGACCATGCCCCGGCCCCTGGACTGGCGCAAGGAGCAGGCGCAGGGTCACACCGGAGGCATCACTGTGGGCCGGATGCTCGGCTTCGGAGTGGGCCCCGACCACACCGGCCAGGACTGGGCCTACTCCTGGGGCGACTTCCTCAACGAGGACATCGTCCCCGAGGCGAAGCGTGCCCGGTATCTGGTGACAATGGGCGTCGCCGGTCCCAGCCTGGACCCGGGGGGGACGGTCCATGTGGGCATCAACCCCGAGACCGGCGTGGAGCACTACAACCAGTTCGTGGTGGGTGGCTCGACGCTGGTCTCCATCCCGGCCTACGCGGACCTGGGAATGCGGGTCTTCGACGGAGATCAGGACTGGGACGACGAGGACATGCCCTGGTCCATGGAGGACGACGAGGACTGCGGCTGCGGCGGCACCCCGGTAGCCATCACCGCCTCCATCAATCAGAACGGCTGGAAGGGTAAGCCCCTGGCTGTCCGGGAAGCCGTGTTCGACAACGACGATGCAGTCAAAAAGATCACCGCATGGGCCAACGGGGACGCCAACAAGATGCGGGAGGCGTTCCTGTATCACGACGACCGGGGCAACCCCCTGGACCCGACGTCATACCGGCTGCCTATCGGCGACATCATCAACGGGAAACTCACCCTCGTCTTCCATGCCATCTACGCGGCGGCAGCGCTGATCAGTGGCGCCCACGGTGGCCTGCCCAACGTTGCGGAGAAAGACATCGAGGGTGCCCGGAATGTCATCTCAGAGATCTACGCGATCATGGCCAGGGAGTTCGGAGACAACAACATCCGAGCCCCCTGGGACCGGTCCGGTGCACCAGGAGTACAGCTGAGCATGGACAGCTACGCCGCCACAGAGCCCTACGGGGATGTCGGCTACGCCGACCCCGGCTATCGCGACAGCAAGAAGCGGTACCCGATCGACACCCCTGAACACATTCGGGCCGCCTGGTCCTACATCAACCAGCAGCAGAACGCCGGGCAGTACACCCCGGACCAGCTGAAGCAGATCAAGGCACGGATTGTGGCTGCGGCCAAGAAGGCTGGCGTCCAGATCTCGGAGGACAGCATGAGCATGACCTACCCGGTGAACCCGCCGAAGTCCTGGTTCGACAACCCGCAGCTAGCCGGAAAAACGAAGCTCACGGTTACTGACGAGGGTCACGTGTTCGGTCACCTCGCGGCCTGGAATGAATGCCATCGTGATGTCACCAACCGGGAGTGTGTCATGGCCCCCCGGTCCCGCAACGGGTACGAGCCGTTCCACCTCGGGACCGTGGTCACCGCGGAGGGGGACGCGCTCAACGTCGGGAAGATCATCATGGACACCCGGCACGCGGCGATCAACCTGGGCTACACGGCGACGGCGATTCACTACGACAACACCGGCGACGAGGTTGCCGTCATCCGATGCGGGGAAGACGACTTCGGCATCTGGTTCTCCGGATCCGTTGTTCCTGAAGCCACACCGCAGAAGGTAGCGAAGTTGCGTCGCTCCCCGCTGTCCGGGGACTGGCGCCGGGAACGTGGCGCCCTGGAACTCACTGCCGCCCTGGCCGTCAACGCCCCCGCGTTCCCCATCTACAGCATGGACAACGACGAGGTCCAGGCCCTCACCGCCGCCGGCTCTGTCTGGTTCAGCGACTTCGACACGGTCCCGTATGAGCCACCGCCGACCGGCATCGTCATGAATGCCATCAGGCGAGAGGTGGAGCTGCACTTCGCCGCCACCAAGGAAGAGGAAGCGTCGAAGCAGGACAGCAACCGGGACGAGCTGGCGGCCCGGCTCAAAGACCTGGAGGAAGACGAGGAGATCTATGCCCAGCGACAGCGAGCCGAACGCCTCCAGCACATGTTCTCCATGGACGCGGGCCCTCTACCAGGAGCTGCACCAGCTCCAGCACCGGGAGCAGCTGCGCCAGTACTGGCTGGACCCGCGGTACCTGGGCAGCCGGCCCCTGCTCCTCCCGGAGGAGCTGCTGACCCAGCCACGGCGGGAGCTGGCGGAGAGTCGGCGACAGATGCTGCGGGCATGGATGTCGACGCTTGGAACATCGCTGCGCAAGCTAGTGCGCGGTACCGGGTAGTCCGGGACCTGCGGGACAAGTCCGCGGAGTCTGCCGACGCCGCCAACCCGGCCACTCCTGACACCCCAGCCCCTGCCGGTCCGCCGCCCACTGCACCACCAACCTACTAAGGACTGACTGTGGCTGGAATCGGCTCCGCATGGGGCACGCGGGAGGAAATGCTCCACCCGCGTGACCGGCATGGGCGCTTCCGCAAGAAGTGGAAGATGGCCGCTGGGGTCGTCGATGCCCTGTCTAACTTCCTAGACAGGTTCCAGCCACACTCGTTCCAGTCCGACCAGCAGGCGTCGCAGTACGCGTTCAATCGTCGCAAGGCCCCATGGACCACCCCTGAGTTGCAGCGTCTGCACATGGACTGGGACGAGGCTAACGGGGCACTCCAGGCCGGCAAGACGGACCCCACCACGAAGAAGTTCGTGGACATGATGGACCGCAACATGGTGGAAACCACCGACGACCTGATCGTGTCCCAGACCGTGCCAGTGGAGGCATTCGGACTCAGTCCACAACAGGCGACCATGGAGGACGGTGGCCTGGAAGACCTCATCGGTCTGGAGATCGCTGACGCCGGGTACAGCGCCACCAATCTGGGCTCTGAGCTGTCCCACCCGCCGGGCTCGGTCACGCTGCGGGTGGCCGTGCCGAAAGGCACCCGGGTCGCCTACGGAGGCCGTAGCCCCAACGACCGGGCGGTCATCTTCGACCGGGACCAGCCCCTCGTCGTCACCAAGGTGGAATCGGACGGCCGTGGTGGCTGGTACATGCTGGCCATCGCCGGCAGTGGTGCCCGCACCAAGGGTGCGACTGCTGTCGCTGACGACCGCACCCATGGCACCCGTGGCGCTGCCCTCACCCCGGAGCAGCGGGAAGCTCGAATCTCCCCGCAGATGTCCGGGGAGTCTCGGCTCAAGATCGCCCAGCGGGAGCAGCAGCAGAACGAAGCTGCCACCCTGGTTCATCAGCGGCAGGTGCAGGGCACCCCGCCGCCACCCACCACCCAGACCCCGGCTCCCGCCGCCCCTGTTTCGCCGCAGACACCCGCCCCCCCAGCGGCCGGTGTTCCCGAGCGGCGGGAGCCGGTTCACTCCAACGCAGTCGGACCTGGCAGTCCCGAGGGACGCTCTGCTTCCGAAGTTGCCCAGATGGGTGAGGAAGCTAAGGCCACCGCGGCAAAGGAGGCCGCCACCCCAGCGGCACCGACGCCGCCCACGCCACTGGAGTTCCAGGAGGCGGCCCGGGACCTGTCTGTGCCCACCGCCGGCAAGCAGCGCTCGGAATGGAACAAAGCCCACAGCGACCTGTCCCGAGGCAAGCGGGACCCCGGTGATGTGCTGCGGGAACTCGACACGGACATCGAGGAGAACAAGCGGCAGGCGGCCAGTGCCGACCATGCCGAGAAGAAAGACACCCTGGACCGCAACATCCAGGCCCAGGAGCAGCTGGCTGACCTGATCGCAGAGAAGTACGGGTTGCAGCGCCGGGGTCGGGAGGCTAAAGGGACAGGTGATGGCACCAGCCCTACACCGACCCCGGCTGCCAAGAAGGCTCCCAGAGTCACGCCAGGGGCGCCATCCACCAAGCGGGAAGCCACGCCCAAGGCCCCGGCCCCCCGCAGTGGGAAAGGTCGCAAACCTGCCGACATCGCCGCCGACATCCAGGCCGCCAAGACCCGCGAGGAAGCGGACGCACACCTGGAAGGGATGACCGGGGCCGAGCTGAAGGCCCTGGCCGACCACATGGAGGCCCCGGTCCGGGCCCGTGCCACCAAGGCGGAACTCCGTAAGGCCATTGTGTTCCGCAAGGGCCGGGAGCTGGACTCGGATGCCATCAGTGGCCACGGCAAGGCCCGTCGTGACGCCGAGGCCGCCAAGGCAGCGGAGAAGGCTGTCCCCGAAGCCCCGGCGGCACCGGTCAAGAAGGTAGCCAAGAAGGCTCCAGCCAAGAAGGTTGCCGGTCCTGACCGGACTGGCGAGATGTCTTCGCTACGAAGCTTCGCTGAGCGGGAGCGTGCCGCCAAGAAGGCTGCCCCTGCCAAGGCGGCACCGTCCCCTGTGGACGATGCTGAAGAGGCCTTCAAGGCGCGGGTGGCTGAAGCCGGACTCCCGGACAAGGTCGCCGACCTCCGAGCCCAGGCGCGGGAGAAGAAGATCCGCGGCTTCTCCACCATGAACAAGCGCCAGCTCCAGTCGGCGCTGCTCGGTGACGAGGTTCCCAAGGCTGGGAAGATCGCCCCGGTCAGTCCGAAGAAGATGATCCCGCACCTGGAGGCAGCGGAGTCGGACCAGGAGGCCCGCAAGCTGCTGGAGAACCACACCCTGGCCGACCTCAAGGCCCTGGCTGAGGCACGGGAACTGGAACTCCCGAAGCGGGGAGTCACCAAGGACAAAGTCAAAGACGCCGTCCTGGCTGACATCCGTGGCGTGCCTGAAGGTGCCGGTGGCGAGACCCCGGCCCGGAGCCTGCGCCAAGAGCTGAGTGCCCAGAAGTGGGTAGCACCAGAGAACCCTGCTGCCGCCAGCAAGGTTCAAGGCATCATCGACGACACCGATGAGATGGACGCGGCCGAGCTGCGTGGGTCCCGTGACGACCTGGAGAAGTATTCCAAGGAACTGCGGGCCGGTGGCAACCGCCAGGACGCCAACCTGGTACAGACCTTGGCTGACACCATGGGCATGCGGGCCCAGGTCATCTCCGGCGTAGAGGAGGGTCCCGCCCGGGCCCCAGCCAAGCGTGCCGTCAAGAAAGTTGCTCCGAATGTGGGGGCTGAGCCGGATTCTGCACCTAAGACTCTCGACAAGATGCTCCGTACCGAGCTGGCCAAGGTCGCCACAGATGAAGGCGTGGACGTCAAGAAGTCGGCCACCAAGGCGCAGCTGAAAGAGGCCATCGAGCGGCACCGTCGCGCCGGTGGCCGGGAGAGCAGTGATGATCGCCTGCGCCAGGAGTTGGAGGCCGTCCCGGTCGAGGCGCCCACGCCGGTCAAGAAGACTGCCCCCGCTGCGGTAGTTCCGGACCGGGCACCGACCCCGGAGGAGATCGCCCGGGACGCTGCCCCCACGGCACCGCCAGCCAAGCGGGCCAAGGCCCGTGCCCTCAAGCGGGTCCCGGAAGGCTCGGTCGAAGGTCCCCGCGCTGCCGAGAAGCTGGACAGCGAGCCACGGAAGTCTGCGTTCCAGGAAGCCTGGGACGGGGAAGGGTTCGCCGACGATCCGTCTCTTACTGAGATCCGGGATGACATCGCCTCCGGGAAGATCAGCCAGGAGGAGGGTGTACGCCGCATCCAGTCCGAGATCTCCTTCAATGAGGAGGAGATCAGTGACCTGGGCGCCCAGCTTGAAGGCATGGCCCCGGAGGACCGGGACGAGGAGAGCGGTGTCGCCGATGCTATCCATGCCCGGCGAGCCGAACTACAGGACAAGATCACCAGTCAGAAGAAGGCAGCCAAGTTCCTACGGGACCATGCTCGCGACGAAGCCCCGGTCACCCGCCAGGAGTTGGAGGTCAAGCTCGACGGCCCCGAGAAGGCAGCCCTGGACCGGGTCGACGTCGACTCGTTGAAGGAAGCCGCGCGCCAGGAAGGGCTCGGCGACATCGAGGGTGACGACAAAGACACTCTCATCCAGAACATCGCCAAGGCGATAGCAGGTCGGGAGCTGGCCAATCGGGAGAAGGAGCGGACCGCCCGGGACCGGCAGGCCCGCATTGACGAGTCAGGCAAGGTGGCCGAGGCACTGTCCAACCTGGACCAGATGGCCCAGAACGATGGCAGTGACAAGGCTCTTCAGGCTGGTATCCGACGCCTTCCCGCTGCCGACCGGGAGCGGTTGACCAAGGCTCTTGGTGACCGGGACCAGTTCCGCCGGGAGCTGGACAGCATCACCAAGGGCAGGGACCTGTCCCGGTTCGGGACTGTGGGGGAGACCGTCCCCTACGACCCGCAGAAGCATGACGTTGTTGGGGATATAGCCCCCGGGTCGCCAGTGCTCATCACCCGAGCTGGCCACGATTCGCACCTGGGTGGCGGGGACCGGGTCACGTTCAAGGCCCGTGCCATCCCAGACGAGGGTGCGAAGATCCCGGCCAAGACACCTGAGGCCCCGGCTGCACCGGCCAAGAAGGCTGCCAAGTTCCTGCCCCCGTTGGCCAGTGGGCAGCAGCGCAAGAGCGCTACCAACGTTGAGGTTGGGGACATCGTTCAACGGGCTGGGGCCCGGAATGCTCCCCCCGCCAGGGTCACCAAGGTGGAGCGGGGCCCCGGTGGCATCGACATCACCTTGGAAGACGGCAGGAAGTACAACAACAACCCCAACAGTGCCTACTGGATGGGCGGGGGCGCTCCCGAAACACCGGCTGCGCCAAAGGCCACCAAGAAGGCGGCCCAGACTGTTCCTGACGTTGTTCCCGAGGCTCCCGCCGCCCCGGTCAAGAAAGTAGCCAAGGCTGCCGTCCCCGCCAAGGCCACCCCGGCTCCAGTGGTAGACCTGGACAACCCGACCAAGCACGACGCCGAAGTCATCGGCACCGGGCTGGACCTGGACGCCAAGGGCGAGGACAAGCAGTGGCTGGCCGTGGTTCAGAAAGACCTGGACGCAGGCATCGACGGTCGCCAGATTGCCGATGGTCTGCGTCGTGGTGCTGACTCCGAGCGGACCCTGCACAACATCGAAGCTGAGACCGGTGGCGGGACCCCGGACACGGGTCGAGCTGCCCGCATCAACCGCATGGAGCTGATGGCGGACCGCCTGGAGGGGGTGCGCCCCATCCCGAAGCCAGAGGCCCCCAAGAAGGCCGCCGCTGATGTGGTCCGCGGCTTTGATACTCACCTTGCGGCACAGGCAGCGTCCAGGGCACGAGCGGACCTGCGGTCCGGGAAGTCTCACACTGAGGTGGCCACGATCCTACGTACCGCTGCCACTCAGGTGGGGTCCCGGGACCATGACGTGACCCCGATGAGCCGAGTCGGCGATCCCACGCCCTCCGAGAAGTCCTTCATGAAGCGTGGCGACGCCCGCATGCTGCGGGAGTTGGCCGCTGAGATCCAGGCCGAGGGAGTGGCCCAGCGGGCGGAGGCCCGGGCTACCAAGAAGGCGACCACGCCAGCCAAGAAGGCCCGCCCCTCGGTGACCGATGACGCAGTAGCCACCCTGCTCATGGACAGGATCGCGGAACGGGAGTTGGCAGTAGCCAAGGCAGTGCTAGCTGAGATCTCCCCAGAGGACCGGAAGGAGCTGGATGCTGCCAGGGCACGTGACACTGCCCGGAAGGCGGCGAAGAAGGCACCCTCCCCGATCGTGTCGGAGTCCGTGGACCGGATGGTTCGTCAAGGTGGCGTGCTGCCTGGCCAGGACCGTACGCTCTCCCGTCTACGGGAGCAGGCTGCGCCCAAGCCGAAGAAGCGCACCGCCGCCGAGATGAAGCGGGCACGTAGCGCCTCCGAGTCTGAAGGTGTGCCGGTCGACGAGATCCTGGCTCGCTGGGACGGGCAGAAGCAGGACCGGAAGAATCTGACCGGGCCCGTGGGCGAGATGATCGCGGCCCAGATCGAAGACGCGAACCAGGCCCTCCTGGCTGCGGACACCCCGGCCCGGGAAAGTGAGGCCACGGGTCGACTGCTGCACCCGGAGCTACGAACCTGGGCCACGAAACTGGGGCTGTCCCCCAGTGGGACGAAGGCCCAGTTGGAGAAGCGGATCGCGGACCGGGTCAAGGGCCGGGAGGCACCGACCACCAGTGCAGAGCGCGCGGTCCCAAAAGCACCGGGGGGAATGACTGACCAGCCCCCTAAGCCACACAGTTGGGGCACCTTTGGGCAGCGTGGAGACCAGCACTACTACCACCCGGATGGCCAGATCCCCATGACCATGAAGCGCCTGGGTCCTGAAGGTCAGATCGACGTGGGCGACGGCGAATCTCTGCACAACGCCATGGGTGACATTGCTTCCGACATGGGTATGGGCAGGATCAATGGAGATACCGGGGTGGCTCGGCTCCGGGCACTGGCCACCAAGCTCCCAGCGGGGTCAGGGGCTAGGAACATGGTGGCCAGGCTGGCTGACGAGCTGGATCGGCCAGCGGTGGCAATGCCTAGGTTGCCTGACGACACCCCAGCCCCGGTCCGGCGACTGCTGCAACAGGTCATGACGTTCCCAATCGCCAGGGCCACCGGACACTTCGGTTCCTCCACCTACGAGAAGTCTCTGGTGGACAAGATCGCCGACTTTGTCCGAGAGAAGGCCTCTGGTGAATCCAGCATCGTGGGGATGAACGATGGCCTGGCTCGGTTGATCACGAACCACACGCACGAGAGCCAGGAAGGGTCCATGGGTCTGCGGGCTCTGACTCAGCCACTATTCAAGGACGATAGCGAGATCTCCCAGGCCCTCCTAGCCTGGGCCAAAGAGATCAGGGCCAGACGAAGGAGCACATGATGCCGTGCGCATGTAACGGAGGAGCCAGCCAGGAAGCTGCACGCCGCGAAGAACTGTACGAGGTGACGTACACCAACGGACGCAGAGAGACGGTCACTGGGGAACAGGCCGCCAAGGTCGCACAGACCATGGGGGGGTTCGGCACACAGATTCGTAAGCTCTGACATTTGCCACGCAGCACCTGCTGATCTACCATTCCCACTAGATCAGTAGGTGCTGCGTTTATGGTCCAGACCCTGATCAACGCCACGCCGGTGGCATGAGCTGTGGGCCTTCACCGGGACGTCTCAAACACGTTCCCTGAAGGAGCAGCAATGACTTTCCAGATCCCGGAAAGCCTTGATGGCTATTCCGTGTCGGGTCTCGAAGACCTCCGCCAGATCGCTACCAACGAGTGGACCGCGCTCAAGGAAAGCGTTGATGTCTACAGCGTGACCGAGGAAGACCTGGAGCGCCTGGAGGAACTTCAGGAGTTCCGGATGGTCACCGTTCCGGGCGAGCTGGCCGCTCGCGCCGACCGTGGGACCCGCTTCGCCGCCGCCGTTGAAGACGAGCCGGTCGTCGAAGAGACCACGGAGCAGGCCCCCGTCACGGAGGAGCCCGCCACCGTCACTGCGTCGACCACGATCCGGGTTGCCGACATCGCCGGCTCCGGTCCGACCCCGCAGATCCCGGACGGCACTCCCGCCCGGATTGCCTACTCCACGCTGGTTGCCTCCGCCTCGGTCTCGACCGGTGCCGGTGAAGGCTACGAGCAGGGCCAGGCGCTGGCCACGATGCTGGATGTCGCCAAGGTCTTCGAAGCCCGTTCCGCCAGCCACGACGCCATGGGGCGCCGGGGCATGCAGAGCAACGGCCCGATCTCCATGCCGGTGGCCCAGCTGATCCGCAACTACCCGGACGAGTTCTCAGTTAACGGGGACAGTGGCGACTACGCCAAGCTGTTGGCCGTCGCGGACGAGCGTCGCCTGCCCGGTGGTTCCCTGATCGCCTCGGCCGAGCTGGACCGTCAGCGACTCCAGGAGCAGCACCCTGAGCGTGACTCCCTTGTCGCGGCCATGGGCTGGTGTGCCCCGTCGGAGACGGACTACGACATCTGCCTCCAGATCACCACCGATGGCCTGGCCGACTTCCCTGAGGTCCAGGCCCGTCGCGGTGGCGTCCGGCACAACACCGGCATCGAGTTCGACACGATCTTCGGCTCCGGCACCGGCTTCTTCGACCTCACTGAGGCCCAGGTCGCCGCCGGCACCACGAAGACCTGCCTGGAGATTCCCTGCCCCGACTTCGTGGACACCCGCCTGGGCGTCACCGGCCTGTGCCTGACCGGCAACATCTTGGCCAACCGTGGCTACCCGGAGTTCACGGCCACGTTCACCCGTGGTGCTCTGGCTGCCTCGGCACACCAGATCAACCGTGAGCAGATCATCGATGTTGTCGCCGGCTCCACGGCGGTCACCCTGTCCGGTGCCCCGTGGGCTACCGACCTGTCGGTGGTTTCCCAGGTCATGAGCGCAGTCGAGATGGCCATCGTCGACATCAAGTACCGCCTGCGCCTGGAGCGTTCGGCGACCCTTGAAGTCAAGATGCCGTTCTGGATCGGTGCCCAGATGCGGGCCGACTGGATCCGTCGCAACGGGACCGGCAACGGCGCGGAAGCACACACGCTGGCGGACTCGGCGATCACCGCCGCGTTCACGGCCCGCGGTGCCCGCGTCCAGTACGTCTACGACTGGCAGGACGCGTTCGCCACCGGTGCCGTCTCTGGCTCCCCGGGTGCGGACACCCCGATCCAGAACCTGCCCACGACGCTGACCTTCCTGGTCTACCCGGCCGGTACCTGGGTCCGCGCGGTGTCCGACGTCATCACGCTGAACAGCGTGTACGACAGCACGAAGCTGGCCACCAACCAGGTCACCCACCTGTTCACGGAAACAGGGTGGGCAATGTTGAAGATGTGCCCTGTCTCTCGGGTCTACACCATCACCATCTGCCCCAGCGGTAGCACCGGCGTTCAGCGCATCGTCTCCTGCTAAGCGGAAACAGGGGGTCGGTAACACCGGCCCCCTCTACCTCTTAGAAGGGAGGTCTCGATGCCCACGATCGCTAACGCGCCCCTACTCATCCCGGCCCCGCCGCCGCCACCCCGGCCGCCGGGGCTCTTCGACGTGGCTCTGGGGCCGATGGGGTTCCCCGGACCGGTCTACGGGGGTGGCATTCAGTACGTGCCGGACACGTGTGAAGACGACGTGTTCCTGTACGCCATGAACTGCCCCCCGGTCTCTGGCTCCAAGACGTTCTCGGCGATTGAACCGGCCGTGTCCGGCTCCCCGTTCGGGGTCTACACCTCCTACACCTGTGGCTCCATCGGCTTCAGCTTCGCTGAGGTGGAGCAGCGGGTCCGGTTGCGAATGCAGTTGCGGGAGCAGCGGGGCGTGGAGCGTCGGGTCTGGCAGGGGGCACCCGGCGGTGGCACAGGAGGCATTCCTGGCCACTTCCAGAGCGCCGCCACCCTGTCGGCGGCCTCCTGCATCACGGAGGCCGTGTTCAGCCTGGAGCAGGCCCTGGCCGACAACGGGGTTGTGGGTGGCATCATCCACGCCCGGCCCGGAATGGGTGCGGTCCTGGCTCAGGCGCACCTGATTGAAAAGGGTCCAGGTCGCCAGATCGTCACCCGTAACGGGACCCCGGTGGTCCTGGGTCACGGCTACAACGGCACTGGCCCGGCGGGTCAGGCCACCACTGCGACGACGGAATACATGTACGCCTCGGGCCGGGTTTTGATCTGGGGTTCGGACACCTTCGTTCCACCTATCGGCGAAACGATGGACCGGGCACTCAACCAGATCTACACGGTGGCGGAGCGAACCTTCGTCACCATCGTCGAGTGCGGGTCCTGGGCTATCCAGGTGACGCATGACTGCAACAGCGACTAAGTGAAGGAGTAGGCATGCCGTCGCGGTGTTATACCCCGTTCAAAGTTCCTCGGGTCCGCGTCACGAAGCTGAACTCGTGTGGGCTCCCTATCACTGGTTGCTCCACTGTGGTCAGTGACGGAATCATCTCCATCGCCATGACGAAGGAGTATGAGGACCGGGAAGAGTTCTTCGTCAAGAACGGTGACGGCTTCTTCTGCGTCACCGAGACGAACCCGCCCATCCTCAAGTGGATCAACCTGGAGCTGACGTTCTGCAACGTCGACCCCGAGATGGTCAACATCATGACCGCCGAGCCCCTGGTCATGGACGACGCTGCCGTCCCCAACGCGACCGGCTACAGCACGGAAGAGGGGTCGGCGGCCAACGCCAACTTCGGCTTCGAAGGCTGGACCCGACTCGCAGCCAACGGTGGGGTTGCCTGCTCGGGTGGCGTGGAGTATGGGTACCTCGTGTTCCCGTGGGTGAAGGAGGGCACCGTCGGTGACGTCACCTACGAGAACGGGGCGGCCAACTTCATGGTCTCCGCGCGTACGTCCAACAACTCCCCGTGGGGCCTCGGTCCCTACTTCGTGGACTACTCGGACAACCCGGCCGGGTCGACGACACCGATTCGTCTGCTCACCCCGATCGGGTCCCGTCAGCACCACCGCATGTTCATGACCCGCCTCGCGCCGCCAACGGCATCGTGTGGCTGCACCACCCTCAGTTCCCTCACTCCTAGCTAACCTGTAGCGATGGGTAGCGACTGACATAGAACGCAAGGGAGGGATACATGGCAACCGTTGACGTGTTCGTCGGGAACCAGGATCCCTCCCTTCCGTGCTCCCTGACGGTGGACACAGGATGCTGCACCGAATGGGACAGCTACGACACTGAACTCCAGACCGCAGCCGCCGAGTATGGGGCGCTGCTTGTCTGGGCCAGCACCGGACGCCGGTTCGGCCTCTGCTCCAAGACTGTGCGCCCCTGCCGCCGGGACTGTGAAGACTGCTGGGGCGGTGGCTGGTTCTGGGCCGAGGGCACCTGGATGCCGTACATCTTCAATGGCGTCTGGCGTAACTGCTTCTGCGGTACCGGGGACGGCTGCTTCAGCTGCAAGGCCTCCTGCCAGCTGTGGCTGGAGCCCCCGGTCAACAGCATCGTTAACGTGTACTTCTCCGGGTCCGGGATCATCGACCCGTCCACCTACCGGGTAGACGACTACCAGTGGTTGGTGCGACAGGGACCAGCAGTCTCTGGCAGTGGGGCCACGGACTGCTGGCCCATCATGAACAACTTCAACATGCCGGCCTCAGGCGCGGGGGAGCCGTTCGACAACTCGGCCTGGCAGGTCACCTACCTACAGGGAATCCCACTGCCCGGTGTGCTGTCCCGGGCCGCGGGTGAGCTGGCCTGTGAGTACGCCAAGTTCTGCCTGGGCCAGGTCTGCCGGCTGCCACAGCGGGCTACCTCGCTGTCCCGGCAGGGTGTCACCGTGTCCCTGGTGAATGTGGATCAGCTGCTGGAAGACGGGCTCACCGGCATCGTCACGGTCGACAACGTCATCCGGGCTTTCAACCCATACCGGCTGACGTCCCGGATGAAGATAGCCACCCCGGACTACAGTCCGATCCAGAAGACGACCTGGCCGTGACCTCCCCCCTTGCGCCGGACATCATCGCCTCGGATCCGGTCTACGTCGTAGCGGCCAAGGCGCTGGAATGCCTCCAGACCAGCTATCCGGTGTCTGGATATGAGCCTGGACAGTTCTGTTTCCGGGTCGGCACCAACGTCACCTACGACATCGACCAGTTCCAGGACCTGTGCTGTGACGGCCTGGGTTACGTGATGCTGGGGGAGACTACGGTCAGTTCTGCTTCGTTCCCCGAGCAGGACATCGTGCGGCAGGCCAACAGTGTCTGCGCCCCAGCCTCCTGGGCCCAGAGTCTCACTGTGGGCATCATCCGCTGTATCCCTACCGTCATGGACGACGAGGGCTCCATGCCCACCTGTGCCGACTGGACGCTGGCGTTCTACCAGAACGTCGCCGACATCATGGCCCTGCGGGAAGCGGCCTGTTGCCTACGGTCCTGGTTCGTGAACCAGACCGGGCTCCTGGAAGGCATGTCCATTGTCATGCAGCCCCAGTCCCAAGGGGCACCGCAAGGTGGCTGCGTGGAACGCAGCATGACCGTCACCTTCCAGATGCCACTCTGTGAACCCTGCGCATGAGACAGGTCCTCGTCCGGGCGCTGAAGAACTTCGACGGATACGAGGTTGGCCAGGAAACGTGGGTGGAGCTGACCACGCGTACCGCACACTTGATCGTGGGTAACTACTTTCAACTGTTGTGGGATCCGACCTGGGAGCAGGGTTATGGCGCGAGTGGTTATGTACCAACTGATCATGAAGGAGACCTCGATTAAGGAGGCCTTGCGCCTCACCGACCGGCTCCTTGACGCCACCGTGGATGCCGCCAAGGCGCTGACCGCCCCAGGGACGGGGCCCTACACTACCGGGCACCTGTCCAGCACCATCGAGAAGGAAGGCCCCCACGTGTCGGGGCGTCTGGTCACTGGCTCTGTCGTGGCTCACGCGTCCTACGCCACTATCGCTCACGACGGGCCCGAGGTACACAACATCTTCCCGAAGGATGCTCCGCACCTGTGGCGGTTCGGGTCCCGCCGCAAGCCCCAGTTGAAGTTCTATTGGCGCCGGGCCGGGCGCACGGTCTATGCACCGCATATCCCCATGTCCCCCAACTTCCTGGGCATCTCGCACCCCGGCTACAAGGGCAAGAAGTACCTCTCCACCCCCCTCCGTACACTTTCTCGGATCTTCGGCTTCAAGTACATCTCCACCGAGCTGTAGTCTGCGGACATGGCTAATGAAGACACGGGTCGTCCGACCCAGATCGTGCCCGTATGCGGGCGCAACATCGTGATCAAGAAGCTGACGGACATCCAGATGGGCCTGCTTCTGCGAGGATCCCGCATCCTCTCTTCTCCCAACGTGGCGCGGGAGCAGCAGGTGGACATGATGGATCAGATGTTCCAGATTCTCGACAGCGTCGTCGTCCAGGACGGGGACAAGAAGTGGGTCCTGGAGCAGCAGATCAAGGGAAACCTGGAGCTGAAGGACATGACCGACTGGGTCTCTGTCTTCAAGGACGAGGAAGACAATGAGAAGAAGCCCGCAGTTCGGCGGGGGCGCACCCGGGCCTGAAGCTCAGGTTGTCATACCCAAACACAACCTGGACCCGGTGTGGTCACTGCGCCCCTGGCCAGCGGAACTGGAAGTCCGGGGGCAGGTATACGACTTCCCGGCCGTTGCGGCCGTGGCCTGGCTCGTCATCCTCATGGACGAGCAGCCTGACCTGGATCGGGTCCTGATAGAGCTGTGTCCCACCGGAATGGAGCTGCTGTTCAATCAGGAGGTCGAGCCAGAGGTCCTGTACTCAGCCATCCTGGAACTGATCGCCACTGTGGCGGCCCGGAAGTGGTGGATCGCCCTGCGCATGATCAGCATCGTCCGCCAGAACTGGAACGTTCTGGGGCCAGAGATGATCATGTCGGGAATCGACCCACAGGTTCTGTCACTGGCCGCATGGCTCGACGCGATGCTGGTCATCCTCATCCGAGCCATGGACCCCAAGGAAGTAAGCCTGTTCGTCAGTCGCCTGGAGCTGCCACCTCCCTCCGAAATGGCGGCGGAGATAGAACGCGTGGATGAGATGGAGATGTCGGTGGAGCAGTTCCTCTCCATGCGATGATCGGCCTAGAATGAGGGCGTGGCGCCCGGCGCAATGGCCCACTCCGAGAAGCTGTGAGGGGTGGTGTCACTGTGGCTACACGTGAGGGTGAAGCCTTCGTTTCGGTCCACGCTGACACCACTCCCTTCCCTCGTGAAGCCGAGCGCGGAATCAGGGCTGGCTCCGAGAAGGTCGAGAGTGACCTCAAGGAGACCGGTGACAAGTGGGGCGACACGCTCACTGACGCCATGGGTGACCGCCTGGAGAAGGAAGGTCCCCGCCTCGCCCGCTCGGTAGAGAAGGGTCTGGAGCGACAGAAGGTCAAGACCACTGTTCGGGTGGAGCTGGACAAGGACAACAACATTGTCAAGAGGACCGTCACCAAGGTCTTCTCCGACATTGAACGGGCCGTGCAGGAGGCTGCCACCGGTGGGGGCAGTGGTGGCGGACCCTTTGGCAAGGTGGGTCAGGCGTTCACCGACGCCCTGGGCGCCGGCTTCAACGTCTCCGGCAAGTCGCCCCTGATCGCGTTCATCATCCCCCTGGTGGGGGCCATCGTCGGCCTCGTGGGTGCCGCTATCCAGGCCCTGAACGCTCTGGCCGCCGTGGCGATCACACTGCCAGGAATCCTGGCGGCGGTGGGGATCCAGGTCGGGGTCCTGATGCTCGCCTTCAAGGGCGTGGGGGACGCGGTCCAGGGTGCCTTCGCTGCCAAAAATGCCAAGGAGCTGAAGGAGGCTCTCAAGGACCTGGCCCCGGCGGCTCAAGCATTCGTCAAGGAACTTTTGCCACTCAAGGACTTCTTCTTCCAGCTGAAGGGTCAGGTCCAGCAGGGGTTCTTCAAGGAGCTACAGGGGGTCTTTACCCAGATCTACCGGGCCCAGGGTCCGACCGTCTTCGATGGATTCATCAAGGTCGCACAAGCCCTGGGCGTGTTCTTTCGTGACCTAGGAAAGTTCTTTGCCGGCGGCACCATCAACAAGTTCCTCAGTGAGATTTTCCCGCGCACCGTCACCTTCCTGGAGCAGTTCGGACCGGCATTCATTACGTTCCTGGACGGCCTGTTGAGCATGGTCAATGCGGCGATGCCGTTCCTGACCAAGGTCGGCGACATCGTCTCCATGATCTTCAAGCAGGTTGGCGACGCCTTCAATGACGTGGCTGGCGACCCGGACTTCATCACCTGGCTGAATGACATGGAGGAAACTCTCATGTCTGTCATTCAGCTGTTCCGGGCGGCTGGCATCTTCATCGGAGCCCTCTTCGTCGCTGTGGACAAGGCTGGCGGCCAGGAGCTGATCGACAAGTTCTCCGAGGCCCTGATCATG